GCCGCTGCCGCTATGTGGAAGAACATGAAAGAAACTGTTGCTTACATGGCAGAAAAGAAAGCCGCTGTAAAAGATTTACCAGGTAAACAAGAAAAGTTGGATGTTGATAAAGACGGTAAATTAGAGAAATCAGATTTTGCCGCATTACGTGCTGGTAAGAAAGAAACTGTAAAAGAGTCAACTGAGTTCAATCGTATGAAAGAGTTGGTGCAACGTTTGAACGGTTAATACCATGGACATGAAGCGCATACTACAGGCGATGGACGGCGTTGCTACAAAGCCTGTAGCAGGTGCTAGTGACATGGTTCGATTTCTTCGTGTTGTTAAGGAAGCAGATATTAATCAACCTGCGGCTCCTGCACCTGCGGCTCCTGCACCTGCGGCTCCCCAAGCATCTTTACCTTCTGCTCCTAAATTCTATATTACAAAAACTGAATTTGCAATGCCAGGAGAGACTCCTGATTTTACAGTTACTAATGTAGAAAAAGGCACTATTGAAGCAGACTTTGATTCTGAAGAAGAAGCTCGTTCTTATGTTGCTCAACAAGATCCGGCTGGATACAAAGAAACTCAAATGTATTCTTCTAAGACTACAATGACTGCTCCTGAACCTAGAGAGATGCCTGCACAACAGCCCATGTCAGAAAATAGTATAGGTAAATTTTTATCTATTGTAGATAAAAATGATGTTAGTTTGTTAATGGAAGGTAATCCTCATAAAGTATCATTGCCTGTGCAAATGGCAATGCAACATTACCAGAAAGAAGAAAAAATATCTACACCACAGGCTCGTGTAGGTCGTGAAAGTGTTGTCCGTAAATATTTCGATGAAGCTGAACAAGAAGTTAAAGCCAAACAAATTAAAAAACAAAACTTTTATAAACAATACGGTCAAACTATTGCTGAACGTGTATTAATGAAAGAAAGTATCAATGAAGTTTCCTGGCCTGCTATAGCCGGTGCTGTTGGTGTTGGAGGTGAAATTGCACACCGGGCCGCAGGTGGCGGTGATGCAGGAGCAGGAGATTCGTGGGATGAAAGAATTTTTCCCGGACTACCATATAGTAGATTAGATCTTGCATTTGATTTAGCAGGACTTGCGGCTGGCGGTCTAGCAAGTGCTATTGCCGGCCCTGGAGGAGAAGCTGTTTGGCTAGCATCTCAGGCACCTAAAGTTAAAAGAGTAGCTTCGTTTATTCAAAAGGCGTTATCGTTCGTTGGAGCAAATGTCATACATGATGGAGCAAAACTACTTCCTCCGCTTAAACGATGGGTTCAAGCATTTGGTCGTGATGTATTAACCACTGCGGCGTTCCATAGTCTTACTGATTTAATCGGTGATGCATTAGATAAAATGGAAAAAGAATCGCAATTACATGAAAGAAGTACTACTGAAAAACAAGCACGTACTATGGCAGCTGCCGCACATAATCCTGCATTTGCTAAAAAAGTAGGTATTGATCAAAAAGTTGCTAAAGAATTTAATCAAAAAGATAAAGGTACTGCATTGTTAAGTAACGCGATGAAGGGCAAGCGAAAGAAAGTTAAAGAAAACGAAGTTCCTGGTCATAGCATGGGATTTAATCCTACTGGCGGCCCAGGTATGGGTAATTACGTTGTAGACGAAACTCCATTAGATTTTGATAAAGAAAATCCAGCGGCTAGCACTATTCATAGTCATCAAGGTGTAAATCCTGCTAGTATTGAAGCACGTATAATGCGAGCACGTGGTCAATTAAAAGATTTATCCGAAAGAGCACAAACAAACGATTTGCTAACTTGGGAAAATATCACTCGTCAGTTTCCAGAGTTAGCGATGAATATGGAACAAATTCGTCATGGTATAGACGAACTTGCACGTATTCGCAAACAAGGTGGTCGCAGAACTGCTAATATACCTAAACATATTGGCGAAACTAATCCTATTAAAGAAGCTAACGCTAAAAAGAAATCATTAAAAAATTCAAATCCTTGTTGGAAGGGTTACCATCCAGTAGGAACTAAAAAGAAAGGTGGGCGCACGGTCCCTAACTGTGTACCAAAGGAATAATATGAACATAAGAGATTTAATTAATCGCATAGAAAACATTGAACTTAATGAAGGTCTACGACTACGTGACATCGAAGCACAGGTAAGTCAAGAAAAAGACGAACAAAAACGTGCTCAAACATTAATGACTCTTGCTCAACAAAATAAATTACCTGGTTTATATGATCCTGTTAGCGGATATTTTGTTAGTGCTGAGCCAGATACACAAGGTGAATGGCAAGGTGCCGGTACACCGACTAAGCCACGTATCAGTGCTACTGGTACAGAAGAACAAGATGCATTACTAGCTAAACGCGGTCTAGTTCCACAAAAAGCAAATACAAGTACATTTTTACGTCATTTAAATCCTTTTAGTTCTAGCAATAAAGATTATGATGCTGGTATCCAAGGTGGCAGTCAAACTGCTATTGCACGTCAAGACAAAGAAGATGCAGAGTTAAAACAATTAACAGCTTTAATTCCTAAATACAAAGAACTAAAAGCTAAACTATCTGCACTATCAGGCGAAGGTCCTAATACAGATAGCAGAACTGGACAAGGTATTGTTCCAGCAGATCAACCATTAGCAGAAGCACTATTAGAAAGTTTTAGCGACTTGTTTGAAGGCGAACTTACACTTGGCAGAAGAGCATGGGATTTGGCCCGAGGTGCTGGCGAAGAAGCAAGAAGGGGAGCAGAAATCGGAGATCGCGGCGGCATTACCGTTAGAGATCCATTGATAGATATACTTCCGCCAGAAGCTGGTAGAGTTGGTGCATTTAAAACTCCCCCACGTCCAGATATCTCAGATATCGAATGGCGTACAGTTCCTGATAATATGAAGAGCAGATTATGGCAATGGCTAAAAGATAATCCTCGCAAATCTATAGCGGCAGGTATGGTAGTATTAGGAGCCGCAGGTTCATTAAATGGTGGAGGACGTGGACAAGTAAATCCACCTAATGCATTACCCGGTGATGCTAAGACATCCGATGCGCCAGTAAGTGGTGCAGGACGTGGACAAGTAAATCCACCTAACGCATTGTACCCCGGCGATACTAAAACATCTAATGCGTCGTCAACAACTTATCAAGTTCAACGAGGAGATACTTTAAGTAGAATTGCACAAAGTAATAAAGTTAGTGTTGCTGATCTGATGGCAGCTAATCCTGCTATTACTAATCCAAACAAAATTGGAGTTGGACAAAATATTACAATTCCGCAAGCTACTGGGAAACCAGTATACGATCAAGGTGTAGGTTCTAAACCAGAAACTATGCCTTACGATGCACCTAACGCACCTAAGACAGATTCTGATGCAGATGCCGAAGCCGAAGACAAAGCTAAAAAACAAGCCGAAATTGAAGCTACGCAAAAAGAAATTGATTCTACTAAACAACAATTAGCTTCCTTGCTTGTAGATTTAGAACAATCTCAAGACGAAGATAATATCAAACAACTGCAAGATTTAGAATCACAATTAGATGACTTGGATGATATCAAAGCATTAAATGCTAACAATCCAAGTGCAAGTAACTATACTAATCAAATGGATCAAGCCAGTGATGCCGCAAGTGCTACTCCAAAAAAGGGAGAAGCTGAAAAAGCAGACGATGCTCAATATTCTGCCGCTCAAGATCAAAACATTAAAAAAGCCGCAAACAATGCAACAAGTGCAGAAGATGGATATCAAGTAAAAGAAAGTTATAAAGAAGAATTGAATCGCTGGTTAAAAATAGCTCGCGGTTAATTAAAAATGGCAGATTAATTTCTGCCATTTCCACCTCTAAAGGTTGCATTGACACAATAAGTAATATATAATAGGCTTATACATTAGGAGATTTACATGGGCGGTCGTTCATACGGTGCAGAAGAAAAGGCAAAACTAGAGCGGTTGATTTCAGAAGGTAGTACAGTACTACGTGAAGTCGAAGACTTGCAAGAAGGCTTAAAAGAAACTGTCAAGGCAGTAGCAGAAGAATTACAAATCAAACCAAGTGTTATTAACAAAGCTATTAAAATTGCACATAAAGGCGATTGGGCGGCTTATAATGAAGATTGGGAAGAAATTGAAGCAATTTTAGATATCACAAAGCGTATCTAATAAATATTATTGTATAAGGTTAGCTGGCCATAAAACAGCACTAAGGTATTTGCAAGCCCTAAATTGCATGGAGAAGAAAATTTATGTCTTATGTAGACGCATGGTTTGACCGTGAGAATGATATCATTCGAGTAGTTGAACGTAATAAAAAAGGTGAACGTGAGTTTCGTGACATTCCTGTCAAACACACGTTTTATGTTAAAGACCCACGCGGCAAATTTACTTCTATTTACGGCGATCCATTAACTAAGATTGTTTGTAAGAACACTAAAGAGTTACGCAAAGAACAAGCTATTAACAGTGGCAAAGAATTGTTCGAAAGCGATATTAATCCAATATTTGTCACACTAAGTGAACACTATCTAAATCAGGATGCTCCTAAACTAAATGTAGCATTTTTTGATATTGAGGTAGACTTTGATCCAGAACGTGGTTATGCAAGTCCAGACGATGCATTCATGCCAATTACTGCGATTGCTGTCTACCTACAATGGTTAGAAACTATGGTATGTATGGCTATTCCGCCTAAAGGTGTTAGCATGGAAGATGCCAAAGAAATGGTTAAAGATTTTCCTAATACTTACTTGTTTGACAATGAAGGTGAATTGTTAAGTATGTTCTTAGATCTTATACAAGATGCAGACGTACTTAGTGGTTGGAACAGTGAAGGATTTGACGTACCTTATACTACAAATAGAGTAACAAAAGCATTATCAAAAGAAGATACCCGTAGATTTTGTTTGTTTGATCAATTTCCTAAACGCAGAGAATATGAAAAATTTGGTCGTGATAGTGTAACCTATGACTATATTGGTCGCGTTCATTTAGACTATCTTGAGTTGTACCGTAAGTATACGTATGAAGAACGCCACAGTTATAGACTTGATGCAATTGCAGAATATGAGCTAGGTAAGCGTAAAACACAATATGAAGGTACACTAGACCAACTATACAACAATGATTTTAAAACGTTTGTCGAATATAATATTAACGACTGTAAACTATTAGACGACTTAGATAAAAAATTAAAGTTCATGGATCTTGCCAATACATTGGCACATGAAAATACAGTATTGCTACAAACTACAATGGGTGCGGTAGCTGTAACTGAACAAGCTATTATTAACGAATGCCATCGCAGAGGCATGCAAGTGCCTAACCGTACAAAAATGAGTGATCGTGAAGAAAATACTGCGGCGGCCGGTGCGTATGTTGCACATCCTAAAGAAGGTATCCAAGACTGGGTCGGATCATTAGATATTAACAGTCTTTATCCTAGTGCAATTCGTGCGTTGAACATGGGCCCAGAAACTATTATTGGTCAATTAAGGCAGACACGAACAGAGGAATTTATTGAAACCCAGATGGCAAAAGGCAAATCATTTGCGGCATCTTGGGAAGGTAAATTTGGAGCAGATGAATATGAAAGTGTAATGGCTCAAGAGATTGGCACTGACATTACCATTGATTGGGAAAATGGAGACACTGATATTCTAAGTGCGGCAGAAGTTTATAGACTTATATTTGAAAGTAATCAGCCTTGGATGCTTTCGAGTAATGGCACTATTTTTACCTACGAAAAAGAAGGTATTATTCCGGGGCTACTTAAAAGATGGTATGCTGAACGTAAAGAGATGCAGGCCAAATTAAAGGAAGCAATAAATGCTGGAAACAAAGTTGAAGAAGAATACTGGGATAAACGACAACTCGTTAAAAAGATTAATCTTAACAGTCTCTATGGCGCTATTCTTAATAGCGGTTGTAGGTTCTTTGATAAGAGAATCGGACAATCAACAACACTGGTCGGGCGCCAAATTGCAAAACATATGGCGAGTAAAGTAAATGAGATTATCACAGGAGAATACGACCACATAGGAAAAGCAGTTATCTATGGAGATACAGACTCTTGTTATTTTAGTGCATACAAAACTCTAAAGAAAGATATTGATAGCGGATTAATTCCCTGGAGTAAAGAAAATGTAATTCAATTGTATGATCAAATTGGCGAGGAAGTCAACACAACATTTCCACAGTTTATGCTAGACTATTTTCATGTTCCAAAAAGTCGCGGAGAAGTTATACGTGCAGGTCGTGAAATTGTTGGTAGCAAAAGTTTATTCATTACTAAAAAACGTTATGCTGTATTATATTATGATAAAGAAGGTAAACGTGCAGACGTAGATGGTAAGCCTGGTAAAATAAAAGCTATGGGTTTGGATCTAAAACGTAGCGATACTCCTGAATTTATACAAAACTTTTTAAGTGATGTTTTAGAAATGGTCTTAATGGGTAAGCCTGAACAAGAAGTATTAACACACATCGCCGAATTTCGTACGCAGTTCAAAGGAAGACCCGGCTGGGAAAAAGGATCTCCTAAACGTGCTAATAAGATTACAGAATACCAAGTTAAGGAAGCTAAGGCTGGCAAGGCCAATATGCCAGGGCATGTACGTGCAAGTATCAACTGGAATACTTTAAAACGTATGTTTAACGACAAATATTCTATGAGTATTACAGATGGTGCAAAAGTTATTGTTTGTAAACTCAAGCCTAATCCGTTAGGTTTCACATCAGTTGCTTATCCTGTGGATGAACTGAGGTTACCACAGTGGTTCAAAGATTTACCTTTTGATCACGCTGAGATGGAACAAACCATCATAGATAACAAGTTAGATAACTTGATCGGTGTACTAAATTGGGATATCCAAAGCACTGAAGAAAAAAATACATTTAATAATTTATTTGAGTTTTAATATGAAAATTATAATTGCAGGATATGGATTTGTCGGTAAGGCAGTAGCAAGAACATTGGAAAAAGGTCACGAGTTAGTAATCATTGATCCAAAATACAGCGATGACACTATCGCTAATCACCCAGATGCAGATGGCATTATTATCTGTGTAGGTACTCCGCATACTAAAGAAGAAGCATGTGATGATAGCCAAGTATATGCTGTAATGGAAAACGTTCCAGTATTCATGCCAGTGTTAGTCAAATCTACAATAGTTCCAGATCAATTGTTTGCAATACAAACAGCGTTTCCTAAGCACAGTATCTGTTACAATCCAGAATTTTTACGAGCAGTTAGTGCAGTTGAAGATTTTGCCAATCAGAAATATATGGTGTTAGGTGGCGAAGATCCAGAAGGATTTTGGCAAGAAGTTTTTACAGAAGTATTGCCCGACTGTAAATTATATTTTTACTGTAGTGTAACAGAAGCATCATTAGTAAAATATAGTATCAATAGTTTTTTAGCTACAAAAGTAGCGTTCTTTAATCAACTATATGATCTATGCAATATTAGTGGTGCAGACTATAATTTAGTAAGACAGATTATTACACACGATACTCGCGTGGGTGCTAGTCATACAGTTGTTAGTTTCGATGGAGATAGAGGGTTCGGCGGAACATGTTTTCCAAAAGATACCAACGCTCTTATTGAATATGCAAATCGAGCAAATACGCCACTTACTATATTAGAATCAGCAGTAGAATATAATAAAACGATAAGAAAAAAACCTTGACATAGTCACAAAACCTAAGTATAATCATAAAACATGGAGAATCATATGAAAGACTTTTTACAAGACCTAGTAGCACATACGCATAGCCTAGGATTTTTACCACTAATTAAAATTAGTGCAACCGATAAAGAAACAGTTATTGAATCAATGGCCGAAGACCGTAGCGTTATTCTTAATGCTAAGACTAAAGAAGCTATTGAAGATTTAGATGGAGTGTTTGGTATGCCTAACTTAAACAAGTTAGACATTCATTTGAAATGCCCAGAATACAAAGAAAATTTTACTATTAAGGTAGTTAAACAAGTACGTAACGGAGAAGAAATTCCTACAGGATTACATTTCCAAAACGGTGCTGGCGACTTTGAAAATGATTATCGTTTTATGAATAGCGATATTATCAATGACAAATTAAAAACTGTTAAGTTTAAAGGTGCAACTTGGAACATTGAATTCCAGCCAACTATGGCTAGTATACAAAAATTAAAATTCCAAGCTACTGCTCACACAGAAGAACAAGTATTCCAAGTTAGAACAGAAGATAGTAATCTAGTGTTTAGTTTTGGAGATGCGAGTACACATGCTGGATCGTTTACATTCCAAGCAGGCATTAATGGCAAATTAAAACAAGCATGGTCTTGGCCTGTCGTACAAGTTATGAGTATTCTTAATTTAACTGGCGACAAAACCATGCGTATTAGTGATCAAGGTGCTCTACAAATTACTGTAGACAGCGGTATTACAGAATACGAATACATTCTTCCAGCGCAGAGCAAATAATGGCTGAATTACACAAACGTACTATACTAAGAGCATTAAGTTATAGAATAGTAGC